AACGGGTTCCAGTGTGTATATTGCATACGGGCCAGCACCCGGAATATCATACGCCCCAAGATACGGTGGACCGGCTCAATATGCCCGGAATGACCCAGGTGACAAAATACGCCACGGAACTCTCTTGGCGTATTGGGCAGGGACCGAGGCCGTCGGCGTATGGCGGCGGGGAACTGAAGAAATCCGAATTCGATCACGACAACTAAGGAGACTGAAGATGGCGATGACACTGGAAAAAATGATTAGCTTGTTGAATGAAGACTTGAAGAACGAGTGGAAGCACCTGCACTTCTATCTGGCGAACGCCAGCCTCGTGACGGGCCTTCATGCGCACGAGTACAAGGAACTGCTGCTGAAGTCGGCGGCGTCGGAAATGACCCATGTGACGGCCTTCTCGGACTTGATTGTCGGATTGGGCGGCGTGCCGACGGTGCAGCGAAACGACTTCACGATCAGTTTCGACCCGGTTGAAATAATTCGTGCCGCTTTGACGATGGAAGAAGAAGTGGTCAGGAACTATGTACAGCGTCAAAAAGATGCTCAAGAACTGGCGTCCCTCGATCCCGTCAACGGCGGGTGGATCGACGTGTTCTTGGACGGCCAGATTCAGGACAGCCGTGAGGATGCCGACCATCTGAAGCAAATCCTGCGAGGTCTGAAGTAACCAAACAACCGGGGGTTGAAATGCCGACCGAAAACGAACGATTTGATTTGTAAATTTTCTGTTGCTGCGTATAATACAGCATGGAAAACAAATGCAAAAACTGCAACAAAGAGATCACGACAAGCAAACGGTTTTGTGACGTTGCTTGCTACAACCTGTACAAAAAGACAAACCAAGTAGAATTGACTTGTAATTTTTGTAACAAGAAATTTTCTGTATCCAGGAAAAGATCAGAAGAGGTTTCGCATTGCAGTCGAAGATGCTATATTCAGTCGGCAAACGAATCAGGTCAGCGTATATGCAAAGATTGCAAACAACTGAAGCCTATTGAGCAATTCAATACGCATTCGCCAGCCAAAGCAATCAGGAGAAGATATTGTATTGAGTGCGAAAAGAAGAGAGTTCGCACAAGAGCAACAATCCCGAAAGAACGATGGAATAGCGCCAAACGTAGAGCGGCCAAATCGGGAGAAGTATGGGATATTTCGTTAGAGTCGTTCGAGACACTTTTGTTGCAGCCTTGCCATTACTGCGACGGAGTGTTGAACCCCACTGGTTGTGGGCTTGATCGAAAGAATAATGAGGTTGGCTATACGTTGAAGAATGTTGTTCCTTGTTGTCAACAGTGTAACATCGTGAAGAATCATTTCTTTACCTATGAAGAAATGATGGCACTTGCTGTAACTATACGACAAATCAAAAATAACAGGATGGTGTCCAATTCCCACTGAAAACGAACGAAAATTTGTAATCAATGCCAAGTGCGAGAAAACCGTTTCCAACGGGGCGACCCAGAAGTACGAAATATCACAAGGCTACCTGATCGCCACACGGGGCATCACGGTGCGTGTGAGGAAGTCCGTTCCGGTGTACGCCAACGGGGGCAAGGGCGGATACTACTTCACGATGAAGGTGAACACTGGCGGTCGGTGTGTGGAAATCGAAAACAAACTCGACAAGCGTGACTTCGACGATCTTTGGAACATCGCTCTGAACAAATTGGAGAAGATTCGCTACGAGTTCCCGTGCGGGAAGCACCTGTGGGAATGCGACTTCTTCAAGGACTACAAGGGCGACACTTATATCGCCGTCGCCGAGGTCGAACTACCGGAAGGCCAGATGGAACCCGATTCGATTCCCGGCATAGTTAAAGACAACTTGCTATATCGAGTGGCGTTGACAGATACTCGGTTCTCGAATAAACTCCTGGGAGATGCCCGTTACGCAACGGACCTCTTGAACGAAATCTTGAAAAAGTGAGAGCCATCGTGAAATATCAACCCATTCGCAACCTGCCGGTCGCCCGGTTCTGGTATCAGGGCCACCACACCCACCCGGTTCGCAGGACCATCCTGATTATCGAATCGAAGCCGAAGATGTTTATCGGGTACGAACTTCGGGAGGGTCGGACGATCCGGGCCTTGAAGGACGCCCCGATCAAAAGCTACCTGAAGGAAAAGATCGCCTACACCCGGTCCCTTCGCCCGGACGCTCCCCTGCGGCGGAAGAATCCCAACGCCTCGACCCTCCAGCGGGACAAGCTGATCGGTTTGATCGAATCGGGTATTTGATATGGGCATTCGGCGAAAAACTACTCGGCTCACTCTAAATAGGTGAGCCGAGTAGTTTCGTTTATAGAGGAAAGAATCGAATGCCATTTTACCAGAACCCGTTTGAAGAAGACTTTCGTGGCAATTGGATACTCGACGACCGCCAGTTGTCGTTGACTTTCAAGTGCCCGCAGAACAAAAACCGCACCGACTTGGCTGTTGCGTGGAATTTGGAGCCTTACGATCTTTCCACTTTCAACACCTTGAAGATTTACTACGCCCTGGACCGCACGGACATGACGCCGAGGCAGCCGGGAACGAACCCGTCCATCGGCTCCAAAGCCTTCGTGAATTGGGCCGCTCTCTCCATCAACATTGCGGGATCGACCCCGGCCTCGACGAAAGCCGCCGAGATCATGGCGATCCTGAACGCCAATGCGACTTTCGCCGACCACTTCACGGCCAGCCTGGACACCAACGTGCGGGGCACGAACCAGCCGACCATGCGGGTCGTGTTGAAAACGACCAAGCCGAAGCACGCCTTCCGCTTCTACGTTGACAACAGCGGGGCCGAGCAGTTGTTGAAATTCAACAAGTACGCCGGGATCGCCGATCTGCCCGCCTACTTCGACCGCCACACGATTGCCAACCGATTTACCTACAACGACGGGGCCGGGCTGCTGATCCGGTTGTCGCAGCCGATCACCGGGGCGACGGTCGCCAACCCCAGCGTCGTCACCAGCGTCGGACACGGCCTTACGACGGGCGACGTGATCTACATCGACAACTCCAACTCGACGCCGACCATCGACGGCCAGCGGACGGTGACGGTCATCAACGCCGACACGTTCAGCGTGCCGGTCAACGTGACGACGGCGGGGACGAGGGGCGAGTTCCTGACGACGCAGAACTACAACGTGGTGAACGACTTCGGGATCAACCCGCTGGTCATGAAGCACGATTGGGAACACTTGTCGGGCGGCTCGAAGACTTTCATGTTCACCAAGAACACGATAGACGGGTCGAACAGGGTCACGCAGAAGATTGAGTACCACGCCGGGTCGGTGGCTGGGGATTTGGCGATCAAGACGATCTACACTTACAGTTCGACCAACACATTCCCGGACAGCACGTTCGAGATTCCGTACCAGTTGCAGACGGCGGATTTGATTACGCCCCCGTAAGGTCGAGGGGATGCCAGGATTTGGACAACTCGTAGAACGACTTCTTGACCCGGACTTCCTTTGGAGGTTCGGGTTTTTTGTCTTCTATCACAGTGGTGGAATAGAAAGGGCGATTGTGCAAAATGACACAATCGCCCCATTCGAGCATCAGTTCTTTTGGAAGCATTTGCTTACATACCGAAGATTACATACCCCAAGCCGATGACGAGGGCAGCAATCACGCCCCAGAGAACCATATTGACAGTTCCCGGCTGCTGGGCGGTCGCACCGTTTCGACGGGCGATTTCTTCGGCGAGGCTGCCTGGGACCGGAGCGGCCTGGACCGGAACCGGGGTCTGAACCACCGGCTGCTTGACCTCAATTTCCGTCTTCAGGGCTTTGATGGCGCTGACGATGGTTTCGATCATCTCCTCTTTCGTAACGTGGCAGTCGTTAGCAACAACCGGGTCGGTGCTGAGGGCACTCACGCCGTTGTCGGTAACAAGGTGTTCGACCAACTGCATCTGGACTCGTGGCTCGACGGCCTCGACCTTTTTCTCCACAACATTGCCAGACTTGTCAACGGTGTGAATTTCCCTTTCGTAAACGAAGGGCTTGCGTTTTTCTACTACTCGCTGCTGGAGACGAAGTGGGCGTTCATCTTCGACGTGAAGTTCAATGACCCGTTCCGCCTCTCCAGTAGGATTTACATTGTCCGTGACCCGACGCTCGGCCCTGCGGCCATCATCAAGCGTCCACTTTTCAGTTTTGAAGTCGTCCATAATTGTTCTCCTTTATAGAGACGGTCTAGGAGTATGTATCCAGCAGCAATGGAAATCTGCGGACCTATTAGCCTTTCGGTTTCACCCTAACCTCTCGAATGTCCACCCCTGGACCCCCGACGATTTTGTCGGCATTTATGGTCGCCATAGCTCTGGCTTCGTCCAAGTTGACGGCTTGAATTGTCGGCAGGTTCTTGTACTCGATCCCAAGACCCCTGTTGTAGCGAACAATGGCCGTGAATTCTCGGATCGTCGATATGCCCTTTGACTCCTGCAAAGCGGCGTAGGCGAGTTTGACTGCGCCCTCGTATGTGTCGCTCCTCACCGGCTCGGTGCGAATCGTCGAGGCGACCCACTCTGCCCCTTCCGGGACAATGTGGAATCCGTTGGCGTAAAGTTCACGAAGCAAATTTTCCATAGCAGAACCCTTTTGTATATATTTACGGCGTCCCGATTTTACCCGATCAGATGCCCCACTTCAACTTCATCTCGTCCAAGAATTCCTTCTGCTCCCGCCGGGCCTGTACGCCCGCCACCTTCGCCTGTTCCTTCCGGTTCGTTCGCTCTTGTTTTCTGGACTCCTGGAAGAGTTGTTCGACTTTTTCCTCCCACTCCGGGTTCGGGTGGTAGCCGTCGAGTTCGTTCTGCGCCTCACGGTAAACCAAGTAGCTCTTCCAGTAAACTTTCAGTTCACGAACTTCTTCGTTCCAGAAAATCGACAGGTGCATTCCCCTACGCATACCGTCAAAGTTCCAACCGATGGTGTGACTCACTTCGTCCTCGTCTGCCGTCGGAAGATCGTCCTCGTCGAACACGTCGTCTTCGTTGGGCAGGTAGTTTTGTTGGTAGTTGGAACTGCCCTGGCGGATGATGGGGTCGCCGAACGTGCAGGCGATCTTGGCGAGTTTGCCCTGCGATCCCATCAGGCCGTTGCGCATGGCCTCGATTGTCCGTTGTTCACGGATGATCTGCTCTTTCCTTTCAAACATACTACTTCGCATATTGATTCTCCTCCACTATATACTCCAGTCTCGTTAGATACAGGAGGTATTATGCCAGTCAACAGGACCAAGATCGTTATCAACAAGGGGCTGCCGACCCCTCGCCCCCAGCGTCAAATCAACCAGGGTCCAACCCACTACTTCTTCGATGATCCGTCCACCCCGGAACTCGCAGCGGAGATGCCGTTGGGTTCGACCCCGCTCCCCATCGCAATCCAGGGATATTTGGGCGGCAGCCAGCCCGTCGGCTCGCTCGGATGGCAGGCCGCAACGTCGGCCATCACCATCGGCACGGCCATGCGATACATCACCAGCAAGAGCAAGAAGGCCATGACCCGCTGGGCCGCAACCAACGTGTTGATGGTCATGGTGCGGGCCGGTGAAGATTTGAACGCCTATTACGACCGTCAGGCGTTGCGATTCTTCTACATCAAAGACCCGGTTCTGAACAAGCTCGTCTTCGCTTGTGACGCCGCCTCCGTCGTCGCCCACGAGTTGGGGCACGCCGTCCTGGACATCCTGCGCCCCGACTTCTGGAACGCTACGGCCCTGGAAGTGTTCGCATTCCACGAAGCGTTCGGCGACTGCCACGCCATCTTGGAAATGATGCAGCACGACCCGATGATCCAGCACGCCCTGAACGAAACCAACAACAACCTACTCCAGAGCAGCGTCATCAGCCGTCTGGCGAAGCAGATGGGTCTTTGTGCCTACCACTTGGCTCCACCGGCGGCGGGATACAACCCGGCTTACTTGAGGAACGCCGTCAACGATTTCAAATACGTTCAGCCGGAAACCCTGCCGGAAGATACGTCGGACACCCTACTCAGCAAAGAACCCCACAACTTCAGTCGCATTTGGACCGGAGCGTGGTGGGAGTTCCTGGCGAAGCTGCACCGCAAGTTGCACCTGGGCGGCATGGACTCCATGACCGCCGCACGACAGGCCCGTGACACCGCCGCCGAATACCTGCTAAACGCAGTTATCGACGTGCCGAACACGACCCGCCTGTTCGACGCCCTGGCCCGCCAGATGTTGGTTGCGGACGGACTGCACGGCAGCCCGCACCGGGATATTTTGCTTGAGGTATTCAACGGTCGCAACATCCTGATCGAAAAGGTCATGGCAATGAGCGACACCAATGCCTCCGAAGTCGCCGCCCTGCCGGACGCCGAAGTCGTTACGCACGTCGCCGGGCAGAGCGTTTACGTTCGCAAAACGAGGATGCTCAAGATGGCGAACCACACGGTTTCCGCCCTTGGCAACCACAGGGCAAATCCGTTGTACAACGTCCACGTCGAAGTTCCGATGGAAAGCGTCTATCACTTCGATAACGAAGGCGTTATGGTTGACGGCCACGAAGCGGACGAAGACGAGGCCGTGCGGTCGGCCCGGCACTGCCTGGACTACCTGCACAACCACCAGATGGTAAGCCCGGACCCGAAAACGGCGTTCGAGATCACGAAGGATAACGCCCTGCTCCGCAGCCACGCTTGCGGGGCCGGATGCGGGTGCAACAAGAACAACGCCTGCGACCCGAACGCCCCGGAATATCAGAAAGGATACAAGGGAAACAACAACGCCGGGTGCGGGTGCAAAGGCTGCGGCTCGATCCCGGTCTGCGGGTGCAATCCCCCGGAACCGACTCCGAGGCCGAAACTCGGCTGCTATACGAAAGTATCGGGCAGCGGAGCCGCCCGATACAGTAGAACCTACGGTGCTTCCAGAAAGGTCTGCTAATTATCCCGACGGAACAACTTGAAGCGTTCGCCCTTAACCGGGCGACCGTTGTTGAAGTCGATGGTGTCAACAAAAGTATCCGTGGTCTTGTACACCAACTCAGCATAGGGTTTGTCGCCCATGAAGTTGACACGGATACTTACTTTGGTAATATGAGGGCGAACGGTCAAGATGTGTATCTTGAATCTGTCCTTGTCGCCAGCAACAATGTAGTAGCCGTCTTTCACGGCTTCGTCCTTGGAAACGGGGAGATTCAAATCCTTTAGTGCCGCCTTTACAGAACGGTGCATCGGGTCTGTTTCTTCGTTGTAGTATTTGACGGCCTCGCCATCTTTCCACATCACCACGCCGGTGACAATGGGACTGGCGAGACTAAATGGGTTGAATGCGGCGCAACCCGTAGTAAACAATGCCGCAATCAAACAAAAAATCAGTGTGAATTTTTTCATGGCCTCCCTCCTCTCTATGTATCGCTTTAAGCCCCAAAAAGGAGAAAGTATCATGGATCGCATGTATGAAGACAAGTGGCTCGTCATGTCCCGCAAGAAGGACGATGACGAGGAAAACGACCAGTACGACGACGAGGATGAGGAAGATACCGATCTCGACGACGACGACGATGACGATTGGGATTCCGATCTCGACGATGACGACGACGACGACGATGATGATGATGATGATGACGACGATTGGGATTCCGATCTTGACGACGATGATGATGACGATGACGATGATGACCTCGACGACGACGACTTCGACGATGATGAGGACGAAGACGACGACGACGATGATGACTTCGATGATGATGAGGACGACGATGATGATTACGACGACGAAGACGAAGAGGATGAATAGTGCATCTGGCTATTGAATATCTGGTCCGAAAAGGACTGATCCGGCAGTGGATGAAAGTGCCTTGTTCTTTGTTTACGATAGAACAAGGCACTTTCAACAAGGTCGCAATTACGATAAACGAAGAGTTCAAACCTTCGCAATTCTACTGCGTTAAACACTGGCACGTTTCTGCGTGCAGCCGCAGCCAAATGCTCCCTTCGTTTTCGGAATTTCGTGTTCCCAAATCAGACGTGTTCAGTCACGAGTCGGTCGTCGTGCCGAACCACCGGCTGTTAGCCTATCACGCATCTCCGGTTCCCTTTTCCGAGAACCTTTCCCACCACCCGATGGACGGGAAAATCTACAACCACTATTACGACAACTATCTCGACACGATGAACCACAAGGAAGAAAAACTCAACTGGCTTTGGAAGGAGTTCGTGCAGAAGTACGTTCCCCAATTATGCGATTCCAAAGCATACATACCCGTGTACAAATCCAGTTCGGAAATAGCTACGGATCAGCGCAGCATGGTGGCTTCGTTGTACTCCGAAATCTGGCAGTGGTGGATCAAGTGGTGCAAGTACATGCTTTGCATTGATTGCTTCCCAGGCGAGCTAGTGTTTCTGGGCGAGTACAGGAGACAAGGAGGGTTATGGTTGGATTCAAAAAGGCAGCTTGGTTCTCCGTCGGCGCTTTTTATGTCCTGATTGCAGCATCTTTCATCTTGCCGTACAAACCGGCAGTCCCCGCCCAAACCCTACTCCCAATCGAACAACGCCCGCTGCCGGTCAACATGGACCGCATGTATCCCAACGTGGATACAGTTGCGAACCCGTGCTACGCCTTCGAGGGGCAGCCGGACGACGACGCCGAACTCAAGAACACGCAAGTGCCGATCCCGATGAAGGATCGGGTGTTCAACCGGACGAGCATTCAGTGCGTGTGGTGTTCGCTGGAGTGCCTGGGCCGGTGGGCGGAAGAGCCGAAACTTTTCAACTTGACGGACTTGCCGGACTGCAAAGGTTACTCCAGCCCGAACAGTGCCGCCCGGAAATTGAACGAAATCAAAGTGAAATTCGTACAGACCACCGACAAGACCAAGGGCCGTGAGTTGATCCGCAAGGCGGTGGTGGAAGAGAAGAGGGGCGTACTGTTTTCGATCCCCGGTCACGCCATGAATCTGGTGCATTACGACGAGAAGAACAAAATCGTCAAGTACATCAACAACTCCGACAAGACGTTGAAGATTCGCACCTGGACGATGGAGGAGTTCGAGCGACGGTGGGAGGGCTGGGTGTGCGTGATCTACGCCGACCAGGACATCATCCCGTACAAGTTCACGCCGCCCGCCCAACTGCTGCCCGTGATCGACCGGGCTACGAACGAAAAGCTGGACGGCAAGAAGCTCATCTTGCTTCCAGCAAAGTAACCTGATACATTGCTTACATGAAAAACAAGCCGTATGCGGTCGGAAAAGACCTCGACCACAAACAATCCGATGCGTTCGCAAAAGAACGCATCGTAGAAATACTAAACGATCTTCTCGGAAGCAATCTCGACAGATTCAATTTCAACGATAGCGAAGCCAATCTGGACTTCTCTCAGGGTAAATTCGATCTGTCTTTTTGGATGGTGGGAAACTCGAAACAATTTCGAGTTGAAGGAGAGGCACGACCGGATTTGTCGAATAAACATTTCTCCGATCCTTTTGATCCCGATCCGATCCATCTTTTCCCGTTCTGCTATTCTTACCTTAGCATCCCATATAGAAAAAACGATAACAGGGCTGACTTGTACAGCCTGATTTCCACAAGACATCCGTTGGCGTGGCTTTGCCCGATGAGTATTATTCATCAGTCGCCCGTCATCGAAAAAACCGCCCTCAATTTCGGCGACAAAGAACTGTGGTTCGATGTGCCACTGTCGGCACGCTACTTTTACCAGAAGAAAAACGGGAGATGGCAAAAATGGGAGAAAAAATGAAAAAGAAAATCGTGATCTTCTCTGGGGCAGGACTGTCTAACGAGTCCGGCATTCCCACCTTCCGGGACACCAACGGGTTGTGGCACAACCACAAAGTTGAGGACGTGGCCGACCACGAAGCGTGGCCCAGGAACCGCCAACTCATCCTGGACTTCTACGCCGAGCGGTTCGCCAACGTCAAGTCGGTCGAACCGAACGCCGCCCACTTCGCCATCGCCAAACTCGAAGAAAAGTACGACGTACTGAACATCACCCAGAACATCGACGACCTGTTGGAACGGGCCGGGTGTACGAACGTCTGGCACTTGCACGGCAGTATCGGGAAGCGGAAGTGCGAGTGGCACAAGAACATCAGCAACCTCGACGGCGACATGCAGTACACCTGCGACTACGAGACGACGCACACGGAGCCGGTAAAGGACGGGGATATGTGTCCGAAGTGCGGGGGACACATGCGGCCCGCCGTGGTCTGGTTCGGCGAGGCGGTGGACATGAAGTACAAAGACCTGGACGACATGGCTCCCAACACCGACGTGTTCATCGGGATCGGGACCAGCGCCCAGGTCCAACCGGCTGCGGGTCTGTTGTTCACCTTCCGGGTCGCCGCCAAGAAGTATTTCATCGACTTGAAGCCGCCGCTGCGACTGCACAGTTACACCCGCCTGGAAGGTACGGCGGGACATCACATGCCGCTGCTGGCGGAAGAACTTATTTCTTCTTACTGAAAATCGGTTTCGCCCGGTTCTGACGGGTCGGCGGGCGTTCCTTCGGGTTCATCACATCAAGGGCTGGGGCGGGGTTGTTCTTCAACACCCGTTCCAGCCCGTCGCCTTCGTCGTCCACCATTGACGGGCTAGTCGGTCCAAGCACTTCTCTCAGTCGCCACTCACGGAATGAAATCATAGAGCCTCCTCGCATATATACATTTGAAAGTTCAAATGCAACGGAGGCATTATGCAAAGGAGCAACCTACATTGGGTGGTGATCGGACTCATCGCTCTCATTGTTCTCGTCGGCGGATACAAACTAAAAACCAACAAACCTATCGCCCGGCAGGAAATGCCGGTCCCGAAAATCGAGATCGTGCCTCCGGTCCCGGAGCCGCCGAGAGTCCCGGCCACGCCGAACATCTCCACCCCCGTGCCGTCGTTCCTACAGTACCCGGCGGTCGTGGCCCAACTCCAGAAGTGGAACAAAGAAGCCCCCGACCTGACGGAAGTGGGAACCTACGGCAAATCCCGCCAGGGTAAAGAACTGTACTACATCCGGGTCACGAACTTGGCGTCGAAGGCGTTGCCGTTGAACACGCCCATTACTCCCGCCCCGGTCGTGTTGATTCACGCCTGCATCCACGGGAACGAGCCGCACGCCACCGCCAACGTGATGGCGACAATCGGCACGATGTTGTCCAACTACGGCAAAGACCCCGAAGTCACCAGTCTCATCAACAACCGGGACATCTATTTCGTTCCGGTCATGTGCCCGGACAGCTACCCGAACTCCCGGACCATCGACGGCGTGGACCCGAACCGTGACTTCCCCGGCCCGTCCCGCCCGAACCACAAGTCAACCCCGTGCGTTGACCAGATGCAGACCTTCTTCACGAAGATCAGGCCGAAGGCCGTCATCTCGACGCACACGTTCGGTCGCATCCTGTTGTGCCCTTACGGGGACAGCAAGACCCGCTGCCCGAACGACGCCGACTACACCCGCATCGTGGGCAAGATGGCGACCATGTGCCAGTACAAGATCGACCGGGCGTGCAATATGTACGCCACCACCATCGGTGGGTCGGAAGTGGACTGGTACTACCGCCACGGGGCGTTCTCCATCGTGATGGAAGTCGGCACGCACCAGCGGCCACCGTCTCTCCCGGAAATCCAGAGCGAGTTCCAGAGAACCTACAAGGGCATTCTGTACTTCATCCAGGACGCACCGACGGTCGGCATCCAGCCGGTGTCATTTGTAGAAGACAATTGGCTGATGGCAGAGAAAATGAAAGTACCGATTAAATGCTCGGTCGGCATGACGAACTAAGTCCGAAGGGACCAGTGAAGAAACACTGGTCCCTTTTTTCGTCGGCACGACCTCCAACTTCGTCTTCAGGTTCAGGTACTCCTCGACCAGCGGGAAGCCCCGCCCCGTCACGATGTCCTCGTAGGTCAGCAGGACCGCCCCCGGCGTCCGCTTCGCCATCTCGCACATCCGCCGCAGCCGGTAGCAGTAGTAGTTGCACGCCGCCCACGGCTTGTACCCGTCCACCACCAGTTCGTTCAACGCCCGCTCCGGGGGCCGGACCACATACACGAACTTGCACAACTTGTAGGCGTCCTTCGTCTGGAGCGAGTAGTTGAAAAGCAACTCGTCCATGTACACCGCCGCCTCGTTGTTCAGCTTGTGCCGCTTGTAGGTGAGTTCCAGTATTGCGGGCACGTCCACATACGGTCGGTCGAGCCGGAACCCGTGAACCCGTGGGTTCTGGTCCAGGGCGTCGAACAACAAGTCCGAACCCGACATCAAGTGGCTAGTAATGAAGCAAACTTTTTTCATGTAGTTCGGTTAAAAAAACAATCCCCTCTAATAGCTACAACAAGGTGTCTTCGGACACTCACTTAATTAGAGAGGAGAAATATATGCCAATTTGGAGTGACTTCTTTAAGTTGTTCACTTACGCCAGCGAGAAAGACCCGCTGGCTAAGAAGAAGGATACCCGCAACCTACAAGGTGCTGGTATCGGACAACCCGACGTGTATCCGTCGCTGGGCGGCGAGGGGGCCGCAGGCGGTGCGGGCGGTGGTGGGGCACAACTGCGCCAAACCAACGACATGATTGACACGACGACTCTGACGAACCGCTCCATGCGGTACAAAGAGTACGAACGGCTTCGGAACGTGCCCGAAATCGAAATGACGATGACGGTGCTGGCCGACGAAGCCTGTGTGTCCGGTGACACGAAGATTGCGACCCCCTTTGGGTTCCAGACCATCGAATCCCTGGCGGCGAAACACGGCCCCGACGAACGGTTCCTTGTTTACTGTTGGGATTTCAAGCAGAACGATTACACGCTGGGCTGGGGTTATCACCCCCGGCTGGTTAAGAGAGCGCCGACCGTCACAGTTATTCTCGACAACGGCCAAACCTTCACAGTCACCCCGGACCACCAAATCTTGCGCAAGGACGGGACGTGGGTGGCTGCCGGTGAGTTGACCCGTGGGGACGAACTGAAGCCGTTCTACCGTGTTCCGGCGAGCTACCGCCACACCAAGAACCGGGCGAAGCAGTTCCCCCGCATCTTCACCACCAACAAAGGCTGGATTCACGAGCGGCAGTTCGTGGACGAGTGGAAGAAGGGGAAGGCCGACGAGAAGTACGAAAAGATGAACCGGGCGATCAGGATGATTTCCGGCGGCTTGTCCGTCCGGCAGATCGCTCAGTTGATCGGCCACGACTGGCAAACGGTCGAGGCGTGGTTGCAGCGGGAGGGGTTCTCCCACCGGGAAGTGAAGGTGCTTTCCGACAACGAGGACAAGCGGCGGGTGGTCGGGGTCCACGAAAGCCCCGAAATGAACGTGTACGACCTGAGCGTGGACGAACACAAGTGTTTCGCCACCGATAGTGTCATCATGCACAACTGCCAGAAGGACGAGGACGGCCACGTCTTCAAGGTCATCTGTGCGAACGAGGAGGCCAAGAAGGAAGTCGAGTTCATGATGCGCAACAGACTGATGTTGAACATGAACCGGCACTCCTGGACGTGGTTCAAGAACCTGTGCATCATGGGCGACTTCTTCGTGGAAACGGTCATCAACCCGGACAACCCGAAGGAAGGCATCTACAAGGCCATCCCGTTGCCGCCGGAAAGCATGTACCGGATCGAAACCACCAAGGGCAAGCTGATCGAGTACCAGCAGTCGAAGGAAGGCCCGGACTATCAGGCCATCGTGCGTGCCCCGCTGGTGAGTCAGGCTGCCGAGGCCGAACTGAACCAGAGCATGGCGATCCGGTTCTCCCCGTTCCAGATCGTACACTTCAGGATCGGCGACGACCGGAAGACGTTCTACCCGTATGGACAATCCCTCATCGAACCGGCGAGAAGCCCGGCCCACCAACTCCGGTTGATGGAAGATGCGATGGTTGTCTACCGGCTGACCCGTGCCCCGGAACGTCGGGTGTTCTATGTGGACGTTGGGCAGTTGCCGCCGTTCAAGGCCGAAGCCTTCATGGAGCGGTTGAAGGATCAGTTCAGGAAGCGTAAAATTGCCCAGAACCGGGGCACGCCGGGTGCGAACCAAGTGGAAGAGCGGTGGCAGCCGCCTGCGGCTGACGAAGACTACTGGTTGCCGATTCGTCCACAGTCCCAGACGAGGATCGAAACCCTTCCGGGTGCGCAGAACCTTGGCGAAATCGACGATGCGATTTACTTCAGGAATAAGCTGTTCACGGCTTTGAACTTCCCGAAGAACTACTTCGCCAACGAGGACGCCCAGGCGACGAGGGTGACGTTGAGTGCCCAGGACGTGAAGTTCGCCCGCATGATCGAGCGGTTGCAGAGCCACTTCGAGGACGGGCTGTTGGAACTGGCCGAGCGTCACCTTCAGTTGAGGGGATACCCGGACAACTCCTTCGAGGACTTGAAGATCAAGATGACCCCGCCGAGCGACTGGCGTGAGTTGTCCAGGGCAGAAGTGGTCAACGGTCGCTACGGGAACGCAACGACTTTGAAGAGCGGTCAATTGATGGCGGATTGGGACATCATGGTCAAAATCCTCAAGTATACCGAGGACGAGGCCGAGGAGATGTTGAGCCGCTTGAAGATTCAGAAGTTGGAAGACTTGAAACTTCAGGTACTCGCCCAGAACCCGCAGTTGTTGGGCATCGGCATTCCGGGGCAAGACCCGCAGGCCGGTCAGGAACTCGGCTCGGAGCCGGGTGGCCCAAGCCCGAACCCGTCGCCGGATGGTGGCGCTGGTGGACCGCCTCCCGATCAGGGTGCGCCGCCTGCTCCTCCTGGCGGGGATCAACCGCCTCCGGGTGGCGATCAACCGGCCCCTCCGGGCGCTACGCCGCCTGAAGGAAGTCCGCTCCCTGAAGCGGAAGCTGCCGATGTCAAGAAGTTCGACCTTGAGATTCAGGACTACGAGACGGAGCAGGACGACGAGGACATCGACTACTCAGTAGGTGGTAAGTAATGATTTTCGGTATCTACGATATGCCGAGGTACGCACTGAAGAACCGGCGAGAAGTGGAATCTTCCACCCTCGCCGGGTGTTTCTACTGTTGCGCCATGTTCAAACCGGAAGAGGTCAAAGACTACACGGACAACGACCAGACTTGTATTTGTCCGAAGTGTGGAATTGATGCGGTTGTATGCAACATGGGCCTCGACGAAGAACTCAATGAAGAGAAACTTCGCAAGGCCCAATTCTACTGGTTCAACAAACAGAAGAAGCCTTAAACTTCGTCTTCTTTACGGCTGTAGAAATACTGGCGAATGTCTTCGTGGAATTCCGGCTTGTCGCTGGCCCACTCGTAGGTGTTGCCGTAAAGAACGATGTCGCCCTCCGGGTCGTAGTTGTATTTCAGAACTACGTCGTGCCGGTCCATGTACTTGCGGTTCTTCAGGCTGCCGTGCCACAAGTGCCAGATGTCCACCGGCAGGTAGTCCAGGACGGGCTTCTTGGCCTTCAACTTTGCGGCCCAATCCATCATGTGTTGCTTCATCGGGTCGGTGAACTTCTGGGCGAATCCGTGGATGTCCCAGGAGTCGAAGTAGCAGTCCACCAGGAAGGTGTCGCCGCTGCCGATGATGTTTTTATCATAGATGCCGTTGAGTTCCGGGCAGTGGAAGAAATCCCGACGTGCGGCCCAGCCGAAGCCCGGAGCCGAGAACGGGAGTTGCTTGGCCCGGCGGCGGTCCAGCCAATTCTTGTGAATCATCTTCTGCCACACGATGCCCTGCACCATCATCAGTTTGTCCCGTCCGTTGAACACTTCATGTCCTTGCGGCAGGTAGATCACCTTCTTGTACACCTGAAGAACGTCGGCTGTTTGCAGCTTTTGGACGGCGATTTCGGCCCACTGGTCGTTCGTGAAGATGATGTCACAGTCGAGCCAAGCGAAGTATTTACAGTCGGGCGGCAGTTGCGAAACGCCGTAGTTGATGAGTCTTTCTTTCTGCCACATTACGCTCTGCGATCTGAGACGCAGTACGTTCGGCCCTTCAGGAATTTCAAATTCGTCGTCGCCGAACGCACACTCGACGGTCATCAGGTTGACGCCCTGCTGACGGAGTTTGTCGGCGAAAATGTAGTAGTTTTGCAGCAAAGACTTGAACTTTGCCGGGTTGAAGAACGTGGTCACGGCCCAAAATTCGTTGGTCATATAGCTCCCTCTTTGTGACAAGTCTGGACTGGCTACATATATATCCAGCAAAGATGGGCTTCAAAATCAGAACCTCACCAAACTAACTATTTGGCATTTCGCCGGACGCAGAATCCGCACTGTTGGGAACTACAACGTCGCCGTCGCCGTTGTCGAACCCGGCTCCGAGGGACGTTCCCATGCGGGGCTTGCGTTTGTGGTGTTTCGGCCCGGCGTTCTTGTGGTTGATCTTGTCGAGTTCGAGTTGGATGTCGGGGTCTTGTTTGGCGAGTCTTTGAAGGAAAGATACTACCTCACTATGATGTTTGTCCGCAGCATGGGAAAGCGCCCGCATAATGCCACTGTCGTCGCCCGTCTCGTCGGCTTTGTCAACGTCCAGGATGCCATTTTCCTTCAAGCTGATGAAGTCACTGAATGTTTTCATAATACCTCGCTGGTTTTTGCGTCTTTCTGCATACCTATGTAGTGAAGGACGCTGAATTTGAGGGTCATCTCGGTAAATTCAGTGGCAGGTTAATATATACCTCCACATGCGAGGGCATCCGGGTTCGGAAAGATTCGGAGAAAATCAACACAGCACTAGGGAGTCGCAGAATATGAAAAGAAAACTCATCAGCTTTGATGTCTTCAAGAAGATCGAGGAAGGCTCTATTTCGACCGCCCAATACGAACTGGTCGGTGCGGAAGAAGTGCTGTCCAAGACCTTGGGCGTCGATGAACTGAAGCTGCATTGCTTCGGAGAATCCGATGTAACGTATCAGTCGTTGGACGGCAGTTTTGTTCACGCAAATTACAAAATCAACAAAGAACAGCTTGTCCTCGAAAGCATCGAGTCGCTGGTCATCGAAGAGGACAGTGAGAAGAAAGTCGCTCGCAACGTCCTGGTCAGCATGGTCGAGTCCCTGCTGGATAACAACGAATCCAAGGCATCCGAACAGTTCGAGAGCTACCTGTCTCTCCCGGTAGTTCGTCGTGATCTGGTCGTGAGCGAAGGTTTCAACGTCACCGTCGGCAAGCCGTCCGGTAAGCACTCTGCCCTTTACGGCAAGAAGCAGGACCGTGGTTTGGTCGCCAAGCGCATCCGGGAAATGAAGAAGACGAAGAAGAAGCTGTCGGCTGCTCCTTCGCTCCGTTCCGCCGTTGCCAAGAAGCGTGCCAACGCCGCCAAGAAGTTGGGTGGGGCGAACAACCCCCGGTGGAGGACTTACGCCCGCAAGGTGAAGCCGACCACCATGAAGGAATGGTCTACGATGTGCGAAAACGTCTTGGACTACATCGACTACAAGGAATTCGGCCCGACCATTAAGGAATCGGTAGTTCAGCACGACGACCGTGGCAACATTGTCGCAGTCGCAATGCCTACCCTCCAGAAGCGGAACGAAGGCAAGATTCTTTCCTTCAACTGGAAGACCCTGGACCACGAAGTCAAAGTACAGCGTGCCAAGATCAAGAAGTTGGCGGAAGACACGAACTTCTGCAAGGCGATGGCCGATCTGAAGCGTTACAACAACATTTCCGACAACACCGCTCTCGAAGAAACCCTCGAAAAGATCGTCACCTACTGGCCGGACGTTCTGTACCTGACTCAGCCGGAACTGGCCGAGCAGATCAGCCACGCCCTGGAAGTTGCTGCGATCAAGAACTTCGACGACCAGACCTGTGATTTCATGGCGGAAGGCATCCTTCGGATGGCCCACCACGCCTACACGGATCGGGTCCGCAAGATCACCAATCTGGCCGGTGCTTCCGCCGAAGCCACGACCGAATCCGCAGACGGGAAGGACGCATACGCCAACTTCCGTCATGTTTGCGAAGAATTCTACCCGCAGTTGGACGAGAACGACAAGGCCGAGTTGAAGGTCTTCGCCGATCTCTACAAGGCTCTGCACGAGGTCTTCCGTGTCGCATCCGAAACGGGCGACGAGGCAACCCGCAGCGAAGTCGGTAACTACCTGCACAACTGTGAAGCGATTCTGAACCGTGAGAACCAGCCTGACCTGGACCTCGCAGAAGCGATTGCCAATTACTTGTTCGATCTTGCAGAAGCGAACGTGGAAGGGGCCAAGGACACTTGGGACGTTTCCAACAGCGACGTTTACACCACTGTGAGTGGCGACCACCCGCAGATGGCGAAGCTCGCCAAGGTCACGAACGCAGTTCCTTCCAACTTCCCTGGCGATTGGGGCGACAAGGCTCCGGTTTCCGACGGCAAGAGCTACAAGAACGGCGAGGCCGAAGAGATGCGTAACCGCTCCTGGAGCCAGTACGCCAACGACGAAACCTACCCTGACCTGAAGAACCCATACGTTCCGAAGTCCCCGTGGGATGTTGGCAGCTACAAGATGAAGGGCGAAGAAAGTGCGGCGACCGCCGGTACGAGCGACTGGAGCCGTTGGCAGTCCAACGACACATGGCCGAACCTGAAGAACCCGTATGTTCCAGAATCGCCGTGGGACAAGAGCAAGTACAAGGCCACCATCGACAAGGGCAACCTTGTGACGGACAAGGGCGAGACTACGCAGGGAACGCCCAAGAAAAACAACTTCTAAACACAAGGGATGTGAACATACATGAAAGCAGAAGAAACTCAACTCTTTATTGAGTGCTGTTCCGTCCCTGGCTGTTTCATGGAGATGAATTTGAACGAGTCGTCCTTCAAAAAGGACGGACTGACTCGCTTCAAAGGCAAGTTCCAAGAGGCCGAGGCCGTGAACAAAAACAGGCGGGTGTATCCACACTCCGTTCTGGACGAAAACGTGAAGAAACTACATGAAATGGTTTCTCAGCGTGGTTTGGTGGGTGAGTTGGATCACCCGACAGACAGCATCATCCATTTCGAGAAGGCGTCCCACGTTGTTACCAAACTGTGGTGGGAAGGCAATAACTTGATGGGTGAGGGCGAGATTCTACCGACGCCGTGTGGCGAGATTCTAAAGGCTCTCATCAACAGCGGTGTTCGTGTAGGTATTAGCAGTCGAGGCGTAGGCAGTGGAAAGGTTGACGAGAACGGTATTCTCGTCATTGGGGAGAGCTACAAGCTCATCACTTTCGACGCCGTAGCCGACCCCAGCACCCACAATGCTTTCCAAGCAAAAGCGGGTGGAAAAAGCGAATCGTACAATCCGAATCAAAATACCAGAAGTGTTGCGAAAAACGAAAGTAGCGGCATACATAAGGTAAATAAGGACGCACTAATTGCTTGTTTGGGTGGCATCATCACTAAGGAAACTAGCACAATCAAAGCGAGGTTAGGCTAATGGACAAGATTGTAGAAGCACTGAAAAAACTACTGCCTGATTCCGAGGTTAGCGAAGTTGCCGGTGCGGTGAAGGAAATGTTGGAAGGCGCAAAGGCTGAACTCGAAGGCGAGTACAACAACAAGTTGGAAGAAGCCTACTCCGAGCTTTCGACAGAACTCGCCCAGGCAGAGAAGACCGCCGAGAACGGCTACCAAGAGGCTTACGCCATCATTGGTGAACTCCGTAACCGTCTGGAACTTCAGGGTGAAGAGTACAAGCACGCTCTGGAAGAGGGCTACGAAGAAGCCTACCAGATGTTGAAGAACGAAAAAGACAAGAACAATACTCTCGAAGTAGAGATGTATGAAGAGTACGACCGCAAGCTCGCTGAAATGAAGGAATACATCGTCGATAAGGTCGATCAGTTCCTCCAGTTCAAGGGCGGCGAAATCTACGAGCAGGCCAAGCGGGACATCTTGAATGACCCACGCATGGCCGAACACAAGGTTGCCTTGGATCGCATCGTGGACATTACTTCTCAGTACCTTTCCGACGAGGACTTTAATGGTGCAACTTCCGGCAAGCTGGAAGAGGCTTCCAAGTCCATCGAAGAAATGAAGGGACAATTGAGAATTATGGAAGCTCGGAACATCAGACTTTCTACCGAGAATACTAAGCTGAATGAAACTGTCCGTCAGGCTTCGGAGTTGATCTCCGAGTCCAGGAAGGTTTCGACTGCCAGCAAGAAGGAAGCAGTCATCACCGAACAGAAAGAAAGAGTCCAGAAAGCAAAGAACGTAACGGGGAGCGGACACACCGTTGACAAAACGGACGGGGTAGTCATTGCGGAATATGCAAACCCCAACCACGAGATTAGCGACTTGCTCGTACTCTCTGGTGTTAAGAAAACCCAATAACCAAACTCCTTCTCAGGAAATAACAAGGAAAGAAGATAGATGAACGCAAATTCCAAGTTTTTGAATGAAGCTCGTGAGTTGGAATCTCGTTGGGGCAAGACTGGTCTGCTTGAAGGCATTGAAGATCGGTACATCCGGTCTGCCACCGCCGTTCTGCTTGAGAACCAGCGCTTGATGAACGAGGTTTCGACCGACACAGGCGACATCGCACAGTTCAAGAGGATTTCGATCCCACTCGTGCGTCGTATTTACCCGCAGTTGATTGCGAACAAGATCGTATCTGTTCAGCCATTGCTCGGCCCGACCGGATTGGTGTACTACCTCCGCTTCCGTTACTCCAGCAACAAGGGCGCAACCCGTGGTGCTGACAACAACGGCGGCTTCCCAGGTGACGACGCCAACACCCTGATGCAGTTGGCAGACGGTACGGCCAACCTGGACATTTTCTACACGCACCAGTTCGTGCAGAATGAGTCCACCAGCACGGACAATGGCGGAAGCGTCACTGCGTCCTACGCACCGCTCGAACACACCCCGATCCTGGCAGGAACGGTCACTGGTACGATCTACGACGGCTCTGTGGCTGTCCAGACGTTCGTGATCTCCTCTGGCGGTTCCTTCACCTTCAGCACCATTGGTAGCCCGGCTACCTACGTCACGGCTGGTTCTTTGAACCTGACGACCGGCGAATTGGTCCTGACGTGGAACGCCGCTGCGGGTGCTAACCACGCTGTACTTTCCTACGAGTACAACATGGAGTGCCAGCAAGATTTGCCGGAAATTAACTTGGTCATTGAGTCGGAAGAAATTGCCGCCAAGACCAGGAAGTTGAAGGCTGTGTGGTCCTACGAGGCCCAGCAGGACTTGCGCTCCCAGCACAACCTGGACGCAGAAGCCGAACTGACCGCAGTTCTGGCTCAGGAAATCAACCTGGAAATCGACCGTGAAGTGTTGACCGACTTGCGCAACAACGCCGGTACGGTTGCCGCTTGGGACTTCAACACGGCTCTCGGCGAAACCATCAAGGAAAAGTACGAGTCGCTGTATGTGAAGGTTGTCGAAGTTTCCAACGTCATCCACAGGAAGACCCTGCGTGGTGGAGCCAACTGGCTCGTCACGTCGCCTGAAGTCGCCTCGATCTTCGAGACGGCAACGGCTGGTTTCGCTCCTGCACCGTCCGAGACGTTCACTTCGTCGCTGGGTATCCAGTACGTCGGAACCGTCAACAACAGATGGCGTCTGTACAAAGACCCGCTGTTCCCGTCGAACCAAATCCTCATGGGTTACAAGGGTGACTCTTACATGGATTCCGGGTACTTTTACTGCCCCTACGTCCCGCTCACGCAGACGCCAGTGGTTTTGGACCCAGAGAGCTTTTGCCCAAGAAAGGGTATCCTCACACGATACGGCAAGAAATTGCTGCGTGAGGGTGCTAAGTTCTACGCCAGAATGTCCATCGCCAACTTCGTCATCTAACAAGATGGCGGCATGAAGCAACAAAGAACCCCGACCGAAAGGCCGGGGTTTTCTTTTGGCATGTAGAAAAAGCCCCGGTCATTGACCGGGGCTTTAACAACTTAATCGCCTTGCATGAAGAATCCGTAATTACCAGTAAAAGGCGGGACGAAAGTGACGTAGTAGGTTTGACCATCCTGATACTGGTAATTCAGGAAGGCGAACCAAGTGTCTCTGCCTTGTTGGTCGGGACCGCCGCCTGCTTGATAGGTCTGCACTTGAGTGCCGATGTCTACCTGTGTGGTGTGATCCGCCTCATACGAGGCGTAGTATGAAATGTCATTGGGGATGTCATAAAGACCGTTGGAAAAAATCCAGAAGTCCATGTAGTCGGAATAGGTAGGCGTAAACTTGAACCACACCTTCTCTCCCGCACGCAATGCGAAATCGCCAGTGTGTGGGCCATCAACGGTTAGTTCGATGGCAAGAGCGGGACTGCTGCCCGGACCTTCGCTGTTGTGAAACAACACATCGGTCCAATATCTGTTGCCGCTGTACTTAGTTTGTCGGATGTTTCCCATGCTGTATATACTTGACGGCATCCGAAATCAAATGGGCTTTACCATCACAACATCGAACTCCCTGAACCCGCACTTCTTGTACATCGCCTGGGCCTCCACGTTCTTCCACAACACGTTGAGAGCCAGTTCCTCGATCCCGTTCTCCTTCCCAAACGCCTCAGCCGCCTCCAAGAACTTCCTGCCGATACCCTTGCCCCGTTGCGCAGGAGCCAGATAAACGTCTGAAATCTTCACCTGCTGAAACTCCTGCATACAGTCGGCCCAATCGACGTAGAAGCAACTGTAGCCGACGATCAAGCCGTCCTCCTCAGCCACCAACATCTTGCCGGTGGCAGCAAGCCGCAGGAGGGCGTCCAAATAGGTGTCGGCCATTTCCACGCCCGGAGTGTAGCCCGGCTCTCGCAGCCGCTCGTACTCTTGGAATTCAACAATGTGGGCGACCACCACGCCCCGGTCTGTCGGATTGTATTCACGGATTGTCATGTAGGTATTTATACCTACCCATTAAGTTTGTTGAAAATCAACACGACTGAAGGGCTATAATAAAGTGGTTCTAAAAGGAGAAGTACAATGATTTCGCTTTTGATTTGGCTGTTGCTTTTGCTGATTGTGGTGTACGTCGTACACCTTGTTATCGACTCTCTGGGCCTGCCAGAAAATATCAGGAAGATCGCTTACCTGATCGTGGCCCTTATCGTACTGTTGGTTGTTCTAAGTCAGCTAGGGATTCTCGGCGGGGCTGGCCCGCCCGTGTTGCTACGATAACGAAAGAAGCCCCAGGAGTGATCCTGGGGCTTTTCTTATTTGACGATGTACTTCTTGTTCTCGACGATCAGCCACTTGATGGTTCGGTGGTCCACCTGCCGCACACGGCCCCGCAGATCGCCCTGTTCCGGCTTCGCATCCAGGTCTTCAACCATCGAACGACCCAACAGCGGCTCAGGCTTAATCAGCCGCCCACGCAGGACACGCTCCTTACCGTCACTCTTGTCGAAACACACGCTGAACGGGCGGTTGACGGAATGGATAAGAATCTCGGCTGCCCTGGTCTTGTTGACCTTCTCTTCACTCGCATACTGGTCTGCGGAAAAGGAACGGTCCAGGAGGCCCACCACCTTCATACTTTTGCCCGGCTGATCCAGGTCTTCGCCCCAGAACTCGTTCGGAGCGTGCCCCTTCACTTTGATATAGTGAATAACGGCCATGATGTGGTCTTTTTCGATTGTGGTTTGCATTGTTGATTCCTGTAGTTGGTTGTTAGTGTCTACAGTAGAATCGGCAGAATCGTTCATTTACTTTAGCTTCTTTCTTCGACCTTGTGGCAAGAACCCCGTCTCCACGAAGTAACGATCCTCCTGGATGCAGGTGTCGCAAACGAAGTTGTCGTTGCCGTTCCAATGCCCCTGGCCGCACGGTATTTGATACCCACATTTTACGCAGTAGGTCGGGTCGTGATTGGGGAAGACGAGATTGAAAGGTTCCTGCGCAGAAGAGAAGATGTCGGGAACGGAGAAGTTGGAAGCCTGTGTGCGATCCGCCTCCACCCGAACGTGAAGGTTGTTGTTCCTGTCGGTCCACCAAACGATGCCGAGCCTCGATGTTTGCCCCGTGGAGTACCCGCCGTCTTGCTTGTCGGGCTGCCCGCCGTGCCACCGGAGGATGCCCTGGGGCTTATCAAACACTTCGTCGAAGTTCCTGGGCGGATCGACCTTTCTGGAGCGGACGGCTACTTGCAGCACATGCAGCACCGAGGCGACGGTTTCCCGCAAAGAATCAGGGGTGGGGTTGGAGAGAAGCATCGAAGTGGATTGTGCGCTCATGTTGTATAGTATGGCGGCAATTCCCCATTAAAAATGACGAACGCCGACTCTGTTATGAGGTATCTCAACACAAGAGGAGGGCGATGAAATCTGATACGCTACCGAAAAAGAAGTACCGCTGGCTGTTCTCGGCAGAATTCCCCGGAGCCAACCTGTCACAACGAGTCGTGAAAATTCAAGAACGACCCGTCCTTCATATCGTCGAGAAGGAAAACAGTGACGGCAGTTTCCGCATCGAGAAGCAGTCCTGGAAGCCTTTTGTCACCACGTTCTACGACGTTGGCGACGACGAGATGAAAGACCTCTACATGCTGCTGGCGTCCTTCTACGAGTTCGGTGCAGGACTGTTCAAGACAGAAGACCCGTCTGAAGAATTGGAAAAAATCAAGCACACCCTGGGTTCGGGCAAAGTCATCATGTGCGACGGCGACACGCCCATCGAAGAATGGACCTTCAACGGCCTCTGGCCGCACTCGGTCAACTTCGGCGACCTGTGCTACTCGTCCAGTCCCGAAGTGGAACTGGAAGTCACTTGGCGATTTAAGGAGTGCGGCTACCGCAATCTCCTCGTCTCGCCGCTAAATAGTGCATGAGAATCGCATCATTCACAATGTTCGGCCAGTACCCTCACGGGATCGACCTCCATGTGAGGAATTTGAAATGGGCGCTGACCAAAGACGATCACATCTACATCGTCACGCTGCCCGACATCATCAAACAGTTCAACCTGAAAGATGAAAAGAATGTAACCTACGTCCCCTTCGTCCATTTAGGAGAAGGGGACTTCATCAACTTCTGGGCCGGGTTCCCCGGCGTCGTCAAGAATCTCAACATTAACCCGAAGTGGTTCCTCTTCATGGAGGGCGACATCTGGTTCCACAAGAAGCCTGGGTTCGTCCCCAAGGACATCCGGGAAGTCGCCAATTACCTTCCGTTGCAAAACCACTACCACGCCATCACCGTTGACGACAAGGTGATCCAGCCCCGACTCTGGGAAGGCGGCTGTATGGCCCACGGCGACCTGATCCGCCGGGCCATCGACTATCCAATCAACTTCTCGTTCGCCAAGCCCTTCTTCTACGAACAAGACAAGGAAGAGTGGGAGAAGAAAGTGGGCGGCAAGATCGGTTTGAAATACTTCAAGCTGCCCGACACCTTTGACGAATTCGGCCTGTACTGCGCCCTGGTCGAGAAGAGCAAGATATGTTACTTCGACCGCTGTGTTCACCTGCGGGGGCCGGAAAGCCTGCACCGCAAGTACCCCGGCTTGTACGAGACTTGTAAGGAACAAGACCTGGAAGAACCGGCGAAGAAACTGCCCTACCTGGACGTGTACGGGGCCATTGCGCCGTACTACATTGACGGCCACTGGAAAGGGTCGCTGCCGTGGGGGAAGATGAAGCCTGAGTTCCAGGCCGAGTTCGTGAAGTTGTTGCCGACGGCGAAGGAGTGGATGAAACCGGACGAGTTCGCCCGGCTGGTGGAAGTCGCCGAGGCTTTCAAAAGTTCGGGTCGTCCTGCGTCCAGTCCAGCCCCAGCTTCTCCTTTACCTTCGGTAAAGTTTTCCACAATTCGTAGTCGTCGTATTCGTGGACGGTCGGTATCCAATCCTCCACATCAATAAAGTGGTCTTCGGCCTGCTTCATGACTTCTTTGGCGATTTCCTTGGGGTTCTTGGTGTTACCGCCCAGCCCCAGGATTCGTAGTTTGTTGGTGATTTCGATGCTGTGGATGTGGAGGTTGTCGATCAACAACCACTTGCGGCTGGCGAGGTTGAACTTTTTGGCGAGTTCGCCCGGTTTGGTGTCGCCCGCACTGAAACAACCCTTGACGATCTTCTTCCACCCCATGACTTCGACGACCTTCTCAACGTAGTCGATGCGGCTGTGACTGAGGAAGTAGAAATCGGCGAACTCGTTGACGGACTTGATGAATTCCGTCGCCCCCGGACGGGGGAAGACGTACATATCTTTGTCTTCGGCGTGAATCTTCTTCACGTCGGGGTACGGCGATTTACCGGGAACGACCAGTTTGGCGAACTCCTTATTTTCTGGGGAGTCCTTGAGCCAACCAATCTCCATGTTGTGAACCAGTGTTTCGTCCATGTCGGAGAAAACGATGGGTCGGCCCGATTCAGTTTTTTCGAGCCACAGGCTGAATCGCATTGATTACCTCTTCATGCTGGTCATAAAGTCGTCCATGTTTTTCTTTCTTTGAAGGTCGGAATACAAAACACCGATGATGAAGGCGACGGACGTGGACACCATCATCGCCAAGAAAATAGTCATCGAGATGAACCTAACGAGAGTCGCACTGTTATCCGCCTGCCGCCGCTCCAGGAGCGTTTTTTCTTCGGTTGATACTTTGTTGAAGCAATTTTGAACGTCTTTTCTCATTTCCACACACGGCGGCGTACCCACTTCTGGAGTCGGTTGGTTTGTGCGCACTTTGTCGAAAACGCTTTGGATGTAATCCGACCGCCGATTCATGGCTTCCTTCAGACGAGCCAAATTCTCCTGTTGAACGGGATTGTCGTGAGTCGATTCCACAAGAAGGTCGTAGTTCACCTGTGCCCGCCCACGAGCCTGATTGTAGTCTCGCAGATGAGTTTTATCTTTCGTGATAACGTAGAAGAAGTATTCCGTCTCGGCGTCTCCCAAGTCCTGCTGCGTTTTCTCGGACAAAAGGAGAACGTCGTAAGTGTGGAACACCAACTTTCTGCTTTCGAGCAGTTCAATCGTGTTCGAGTGGATGAAGTAAGAAACCAACGACAGGATCAACACCAGCGCAAATGTCGGAACGAATACTTTAGATAGTCTGCTCATTTTGAACCCCCGTTGTATTTAGCATTCTGAACCCGAAACCATACATAATAGCATGAACAGTCTCGAAGGTTTTTCACAGTTCGTCTTCAACGAAGCCGTTGAAGTCATTGACGCCAGAAAGCAAGTGCGTGAAATCCTCAAGCAAAAGCGGGCCACCAACAAAAAGGGGCTGCTCATTTGCTTCGAGGGGATCGACGGCGTGGGCAAGTCTACGCAAGTCGAGCGGTTGGTGAAGTACCTGAAGGATTCCGGCTACGAAGTGGTCGAAACCAAATGGAACTCGTCCAGCCTGCTGAAGAAGCCCATCAAGGCGGCGAAGAAGAAGCACATGCTGTCGCCGATGCTGTACTCCCTGATGCACGCCGCCGATATGATCGTTCGATACGAGAACGAAATCGTCCCCGCCCTGAACGCCAACAAGGTCGTCGTGTCCGACAGGTATATCTACACGAGTATGGCCCGTGACGCCGCCAGGGGCGTGGACACGGACATCCTGGACAAGATATACGCCGACATTCGCCAGCCGGACATTCTCTTCCACTGCGTCCTGCCGATCCACCGGGCGTTCGCCCGCCTCGTGAAAGAAAAAGACCTGAGCTACTACGGCGTCGGCATGGACTTGAACCTTGCGGACAACATGGAAGACAGTTACATTAAGTACGAGAACCTTGTAGACAAGTCCTACCGCAAAATACTCCCCAAGGTGAGCAGCTACGTCCGGGTCGATATGGGCAAGAGTATCGAAGAAATCGCCCAAGAAGTCCAGAAGCACGTTAAAGAGAAGACCGGCATCGGCAAGTACAAGAAGGATTAACATGGCCGTATACGTCGATCCCCTTCGTGCCTGTACCCCCAATTCGGGCTGGCGGTGGAAACAGTCGTCGCATATGATCGCCGATACGCCTGAAGAACTGCACGCCTTTGCGAAAGAGATCGGGTTGAGGCGGGAGTGGTTCCAACCCCACTCCGTATTGGACCACTACGACTTGACGGCCAGACGCCGCAAACTTGCGGTCGAACACGGTGCGGTCGAAGTGAGTATGAGTTGGCTCAAAGACCGAATCAGGAAGAAACGTGAATCCGAAATTTCAAGTCGGGCAGGAGTTGATCCTGACGGACGGCCAGGACAGGCCGCTCCCGGTGACGATCACCCAGATTGAAATCCACAACAAACAGTACGGCTACAAAATGGACGGAGGAGAAGGCTTTCCGATGTATTTGTCGGAACCCGTTCTCCTCCGTGTGCTTGAAAAATCAAACTCGGTTCTCGGACGTGTCGTGGTCGATACTGTCTTCGTTCCGTGCCCGGAAGTACGCCCGGATGTCGTCCCGCAATTTGATGTTGTTATCAGTTAGCTGCCACAACATCTGCCAGTCCCGCTTCAGGTCGTGGTGCGGGTTGTACTTGTTCTCGATAAGAATCTGCCACCGCTCCTTGTACCGGCGGTCCTTCTTCTTACCGTGCCAGTGGTGGAACACGGTCCCGTGCATGTACCCGATGTTCCGCTTGATGTACTTCTCGGCCCGGTGCTGCCACTGAACCAGTTCGTCCATGTACTCCGGGTGTAGCTTGTCGCCCGGCAATGACTGTTCGATCTTCCCGATCAACCCGAAGGCCATGTGCCGGTCTGCTGCGCCAAGGATCGCCATGTCGATCAAGCCGCCCAGGTCGTTGATGGCCTCACGTTTTGCTGCCCAGGCGAATCCCGGATGCCAGTTGGCGTAAGATTTGGTCGGCTGGAAGCCGTGTAGATAGCTGTACACGAACCCCCGGTGTCGCTGGAAGGTTTCGTGCTGCGGGCACAGGTCTTGTGCCGTCGAGAACATCTGAATTACGTCGTAGTGCTGGAGCAGGTTGATCGACTCCCGAACCCAATCGTGCCGGGCGAAGGAGATGTCGGCGTCGATCCAGGCGACGTACTCCCAATCGGCGGGCAGGCGGGAGATGCCGATGTTAATCAGGTTCTCCTTGTGCCAAATTTCCGACGTGGTGCGCACCTGGATGTGCCGGGGGTTGTCGGCTTCAGTGATGGCGAAGGGGCGGTGGCCGAACGCCGCCTCGACCGTGTAGAGTTCGGCTCCTGCGTCCGCACACATCTTCGCAAAATCTGCGTACAGTTTATACCGGGTCCGGTAGCGACATGGATTGCTGATCGGGGCAATCACATACAACTTGGCGTTTTCGTGGACGAGTTTCTTGGACTGTGGATGAGTAACGTGCATCGCCAACTCCTTTTGATAGATTACACGGTATGTATCCTCCCGTAGATTTCTTTTTAGACGATTGTACCTGCATGGTCGAAAGGAGGAATGAAACATGATAATAACAGAAAAGTTCGAGTTCGACGGCCAGGAAGTTACAGGTCACTTCAGCGTAGAACACCTGCAAGATGTTGAAATCCAAATGCGACTCCTGCGGCAGTTCCGCACCACGGAGATCACGGAAGAAGAAATCGCCGCCTGGAAGACAATTTACTTCGGCCTCGATCCCGTCAAACCGGGCGAATACAACACCGACCCGGAATGCGTAACATGGCGTGAGATATTGGGTTGCACCGGCCCAGGCTTCCGCTGCCCGATCCTTACCGACGAAATCACCCAGCAAGAGATCGACGATTGGGGTGCTGCGTACACGAAATTCAAAAACATCGACTTCGACGAAGTGCGAAAGAAGTACAACGTCAAATTCGAGTCCGACGAGCCGCCGCCGTACCCGGAGTACGAGGATTTCGGTTGGGGTTGCTCGAAACCGGCCCAGCCGGTACAATGGCCCCCAGAATCGACGATCTTCCCGTGGGTTGAAGATTTGACGAAGGGGAAGCGGTTTCCCCTGGACGGCGACATCAACTTCTTTGCGAATCCAGAAACATATGGACCTCGTAGTTGAAACCGACATCGGGCACGACCCGGATGACTTCTTCGCCCTCTGCTACCTTGCGGCGGCGGGCGTGAACATCCGGGCCATCACCATTTCGCCCGGCGACCCGGACCAGATCGCCGTCGCCCGGCTATTCTGCAAGGAAGTCGGGTTGGACATTCCCATCGGCACGTCCAAGCTGGACCGCAAGAAACTCAGTTCCGGCTCGATCCACCACGAGATGCTGAAGCGGCGGAAGATGCCGCTGGAAGCAAAAGGCGACGGTCTGGGCGTAGACCTTTTGGATGGAGTTTTCAATAACTACCCCGATGCGGAACTGTTCGTCATCGGCCCCGTGACCAGCGTGGGAAGTTACCTCAAGAAGACGGGCCGCACCATCAAGCGGGCCACCATGCAGGGCGGCTTCCTCGCCTATAACCTTCACGACAACCCCGTCTGCCGCCTGGAACAGTTCGAGGACAAGACCTGGATGCCGACGTTCAACCTCAACGGCGACCGGCCCAACGGGGAAGCGTTCCTCGCCGCCGACATCGGCGAGCGCCGGATGGTCGGCAAAAACGTCTGTCACACGATTCTCTACACTCAGAAGCGGTGGTTAGACTTCGAGCGTCAGGTGGTGGTCAAGAACGTCCCGGCCTACAACCTGTTTGAAGAAGCGTCGATGCTGTACTTCGAGAAGCACACCGACAAGAAGTTCCACGACCCCACCGCCGCCGTCCTTCACTTGCACCCGGAGATCGCCACCTGGGTGCGTGGCCGGACGGTGAAGATGGATCAAGGGTGGGGAACGGTTCTCGACCCGAACGGCGACTACATTTGCGCCGACATCGACTACAACAAGTTGTGGATGCACATCGAGATGTTTCGATGAAACTGGTCAAAGGCGTGACTCGCTACGTCATTCTCACCAAGAAGTGGGCGATCAAATTCCCGTCACTGTACAACTGGCCGTTGTTCTTGACGGGATTGCTCGCTAACATGCAAGAGCGGGACTGGTCGGGCTTCGACGAACGGCTCTGTCCGGTCAAGTTCTGTTGCTGGGGCGGCTGGTTCCTGGTGATGCCCCGGTGCGAGCCGGTGAAGGAAGAGGAGATCGACTACGCCGCTTTTGACGGCCTCCCTTCCGACCTGAAACCCTGCAACTTTGGAAAATACCAAGGTCGAGTCGTGATGCTCGACTACGGAAGTTGACCGCACGGGGGTAGATAAGACATGAACACGAACTTCAGGAGTGGCTTCCGTTAGGTGAAATAACTCACCAGGAGGCCACATGAGCAAAAAGTACATCCGTCGCCCGGAGACGGCCCAAGAGAAGCGAGCGAACCAAGAGGGATGGAACCGCCCGTGCCGTAACCCACACCACCTGCCCGACTCCTGGAGTTGTGAAGATTGGCGTCGGTACGAGCGGTGCTGGAAGAAGTTCCGCCTTACTCAGTACAAGACGAAGTAACTGAAACCGAGCCATTTAGTGGCTCGGTTTTTTCGTTGTCGCTTCTTACAATTCCGTGGAGGCAACAACATGCTAATTCACAAGATGATCGGCAGAAATGATCCCAATTCCAATTGGGGCAATCCGAACAGCAACGGCTCGGTCTATCCGAACAACCCGTGGCCCGCAACGAGCAACCCCTACTTGCCGAGTAGCAATGGGGGAATCTCAATGGGGACGGCGAACGAAAACACGACGGTGATGACTGCCGAAGACCTGAAAAAATTGGCGAAAGTCAAGAAATACCGGAGCATTGATGATCCGTGGGAGGGGGCATGAAAATATACAAAGACCCTCTCGGCGGCAAAGCTCTGATGGGTTACAAAGGCCAGTCGTTGATGGATTCGGGGTACTTTTTCGCACCCTACATCCCCTTGCTAGGGACGCCGACCGTCCTTTCGCCTGACGATTACGACGTTCCCGAAGACCCGCCTGCGTGGACGAAAGATCGGAAGCCTTCCTATCGGTCCATCGACGATCCGTGGGAGCCGCCGCCGGATTCGACTTCCGACGCCTGAAGTTTTCGGCCTACGCAAAGGCCATGCCAGTCCTGGACTTGCGCCTTCCTTCATTTCGTCTGGTTGTAAAATCTCAAAATCGAGTTGACGAACCGGCTGGTTCCGTAGTAGTATGTTGTTAAGACGGAGCCGCACCCGGTTGTCGGAGGCGGCGGAAACCCCTGGCAGACCTGGAGATTTACGATGTCGGACAAGGCAGCGGCGAAGAGTGGCAAGCCCGAAGATGTGAAGCCGACGGTGGCGGCGACCCTGGCGGCAGCGACGGCGGCACTCGCCCCGGAAGAGGACGAGAAGCCGGACGAACGGGACTTGGCGGAACTGGAAGCGGCCCGTGCCGCCGACAAGAACGTCCCGACGGTGACGGCGACGGCCACCCCGGAACCGGAGGTCGAGCCGGAAGAGCCGGACTCCCCCGAAGTGGCGGCACTGAAGATGGCGTTCAAGGCGTTCGACGACAAGATCGCCGCCCACGAGACGGCCATCGCCACCAAGAAGCAGGAAATCACCGAACACGAGGCGGCGATCACCAAGCTGAAGGACACGCTCCGCACGAAGTTCGGCGGGCTGGTCGGGCAGATGGGCGGCGGGCCGGTGGTTCGCAGCGGCGGGCCGGTGGTTCGCAGCGGCCCCGGTCGGAAGCCCGGCCCGGTGGCGACGAAGACGGCGACGGCCAAGCCGGAAGGCGGAACCCGCCAGCGGACGAACTACGGCGACGGCAACAGCACGGGCGACCTGATCGCCGCCTGCCTGAAGAAGTCGAAG